TTACGATTCCTGCAACACATAATTTATAGCTTCTTTGGTCGCTTTTTCTCTTTCCTCTTCCAACTCAGACGACAACCGATTTATCAGGTCTGTATCTCCTGTAACTGCTGATTTTACCTTCCCGGATTCATCCTGCACGGAAAGAATGTAATGACCATACCTGAGGAACTTCTTAGACAAGGTGTATCCCATAAGAAATCGTTTTACAGCGGGAAAAGAAAACGACCCACTGACCCGTTGCGTTACATATTCTTGAGTCGAATACAGTGATGCCATTAAGCTACCACACGGGAGTGAGCCGTATATGATGAAGCAACTGGCAAATATCCATTGTCAGTTGCTCAACGACCGAAACACATGTTTCGACTCAATTAAAATATGTAACGCAATACAAAGATGGGGATTTTATCTGAAAAAACAAAGCCCCTTCCGGAATAATCCGGAAAAGGCTTATATTGAGTTTAAGAATAATCTGGCGAGGTGAAGCCTATTCCTTCTATTTTGTTATGAAGATGATTATTATCACAATTATTTTTATATTCCCAAATTCTTCTTTAATGCCAAAGTAAATTCTTTCATTCTATTAAGCATATCTTTATCATGGCCTGCTTCAATCATCTGTGCTTCAGTTTTCATAATAATAGACTCGGCGGATTTTAAATGAGAAATAAACTCATCTGTTTTTTTTATATCTTCCATAATCTTATTACAAGCCCTTTCTGTTGCATGCGAGTTTAATCGTAAGATTTCTTTACCACAAACAATGTATTTATAAACCATTAGCAACTGATAGCGATAATGTTTAATTTTTTCTGGAAGTTTCTTTTTTCGAATAGCTTGATCAATGTTAAATAATGTCCAAGCACTAGTATAATAAGCGCAAGGAACATGATTATCAAGAAACACTTTATCTTTTTTAGCAGCAAGAAGCTCACCATAATATCGATGTGTACTTTGAGGTTCATCAAGAAACATACTCACAACAGAAAGAAGCTGACTTGCTAATGTAATAATAAGATAAGAAGGAACCGCTACCCCGTTATAAATGCTATATTCCCTTGGACGTCGTTCGTAGTAAAGACGTTTTTTATCCTTAAAAGTATCATAATAATTTTGAAGTTTTTTATGAAAAGGCTTCAACGATTCGAATGCTTCTATTTTAACTTCTGTCTGTCTATTTGTGGATTTTATAACATCATTTATTACTTCTGAATTTTCAGTACATATAATTTTTACCGGAAGATAAATATTGGTTTTAATGTTTTTGGCATATTTATATATAACATTGCTTGTTTGACACCCATTTACAATTTGGAAATCTGACATTTCAAATTCTTCTCCAATGTGTTTAAGAGATTTTGTTACAATAGTAACACCGTTATTTAAAATTGGGAATTGAACATTTCTATCACTATTTTCCAATGTTTTTCTAATATCATTATTAACAGGATTATTCCCTAAAAAACCTCGAACATTATCATAGAATAATGAATTTTGTAATTTCCCTTCGCTATCAGTAATTAACGATAAATAGTCTTGAATAGATACTAATCCAAGAAAAGCCTGCTCAACATCTCTAATTTTAGGAAACGGCAAACACTTTGCAACATTAATTTTTTTAGTGATTGTATTGCTAATTTCCTTATAAGTAACTTGAAGCCTATCACAATCACGAGGAATGAATTCTACTCGTGAAAACATATTTAAGCTTTTGATATTGTCTTTGATATTTTCTATTGTTTGGCAAAGATAGTCATCGTCCGTCCATTTTCCAGTAGTAACATAATAGACAAAGCATTCGGGTTCTTTTTTGAAATTTAAAGCTTTACTATAAATATAAGAAATAATCTCACTGTATTTTTTTATCTGTTTATTACCTTTACTAACATTGCCATTACATATACTGCAAACTCCAGCACCAGTTTTCATCATTTCACCTGCGTCAAAGGAAGCTGATGTTTTAGCTTGAACAAAAATAAAAGTGGCTGAAAAAGGCTGATTCCCAATTACTTCTTTAGCTTGTTCTAAATTTGATATGTATTTATCCTCATCAATATAGATAGCAATTCCATCTATTCCATAGTCTCCCCCTGCTCCAGTATGAACTACTTCATGCATTTGTACATCGTTCCGATATGCTTCAGGAAGATGCTTTGAAATTACGCAATAATTAGCAAAATATTCAAACACTGTAGAATCATTGGGAATTTCAATATTGAAATCTTTCTTGTAATTGTCGATAAAACTTTGTAAAATTCTATCCATAATCTTACTATTTAATTACTATATATTTTAAACGTATTTGCAAATGTAATGAAAAGTCGAGAAATTATAATAGTTTAATAGTTAAATCTATGGCATTCACATTCAATAAACTTTTAGTTATTTGAAATTTATTATAATCAAATCTACAAATAATATAGTTTGCAACTATGATTAAAAAGTATTAATCCCCGACCACCATATGGTAGATAGAGATACATTTGTTAGTATTAAGCCACAACCTCTGTTATTACAAAACAAAGATATTATTTCTTTCTGGGCTTGTACACCAAACAACAGACAATTATTAAAGCTGCGGTTAAAATTAGTCCGAAAGCCCATCCACCAAGCTCAAGTTTCACCTGCTGCCAAGTAGTGAGTTCTTTTTCTACTGGATAGGGTACCTTCACCTCTTTTGTAACCGTTACTTCCTTGGACGGCAGGTAGACCGTATCCTGCTGTGTTCTCATCTTCGCCAAAAGGTTTCCCTGGCTGTCGATGGTAAGCTGTGCCTGTGCGTTCCTGCTATTTGCAATGTCCAGCCATGCCAGTACGACCTTTCCGTTCTCATCGCACTCCAGTAACGCTCGTATGGTAGTGCTGTCCGGCGGTAACTGGACTTCCACCAGCTTCTCCACTACCACACTGTCGGCCTTACTCTCTACGGGTACGTACTTTGTCCGGCACGAAAAGAAAACAAGCAAGCACATGAAGGGAGCCAGCGTAATACACCAGCTCACCTTCTTAATTATGTAATTATAGAGTTTCATAACGCCTCCCATCCTGCTTCAATGTCTGACATCACAGCAGGTACACCGTTCTCTACCTGCGAAATGGCTGCGGCAAAGGCGCACATGGTTGTCTTATCCTCCACATCTGGGACATAGGTTGTCGGTACCTGCATCTCCTTACACACACGGGAGATGTAACCAGACGTATTGTTTTCATGTTCCGGTGCCCACCTGTTGATATAATCTGCGATGGTACGGCATCCGTGAAGACGGTGATAATTCTGTAATGTGCGAATCAGTGCCCGGTATCCCCACTTCATATCCGAGAACTGGAAAAACTCCTTATCTTCCTGAACAGGTCTAAGACCCTTCCACTTATCCTTAGTTATCCGGATGTTCCCTGGATTATTATTACGTAAACCTCTTGGTATCATTTCTTTTCCTCCTTTATCTTCTTAATTATTTTCTGTGCCTCTTCTGGCGTGAGGCATTCTACAATCTTGGCAGCCATGTCGGCCACCTCCGCTGCATGGCTCTTTTTCCTGCGAAGGTTTTCAACGACTGAGAAGCCCTCTACAAACAGGACTCCAGCCGTACCTATGACTGCTCCATACGGCAAGTTGTACCATGGGAAACAAAGGCCCAGAATATCAATCAGTACAAAAAACACCACCAGCCTGTAATAGTCCACGATTTTCGTACCTGTCTTACGAAGTGGTCTGCTGCATATCTTTTCCTTGTTGGCCCGTGCCGCGTCTATGCCGGTCCACATATCCAATAAGCAGGCAAATACTATCAACACAAGGCAGGTGAAGATTATTGCCACACCAGATCGTAAATCCTGCGTAATGAATCCTACATACTTTTCCATATCACAATAACATCGACACCAACAACACTACCTCTACCACAAATGGGACCAAACACCCGGCCAAAATATCCAACCAGTCCCATTTTCCACCAGCAGACTTCTGCGCGTATTCAACGCTACACATAGCAACCAGCACACAAACCAATCCAGAAGTTCCAGATAACACACTATCCATACCAATCAGACTAAAGGCAACATACCATAGTCCAAAAATCAACAAACCGGAAAACAGATGTTTCCAGCGATTACTCTCAAGTAACCAATAATAAAATCGACTCATAGCTTTTTATTTTTTCAATACAAAAACAAAGCTATGCAGTTATCAGTCAAAGAAAGATTTTTATAGAAACAAAGCACTGACAACGCCTGTCATCAACTTGGTAGAAAACGGGTAGAAATCAGTAGCTAGTGGCTCTATTTCTACCTAGGTTCTACCCGCTCTCAAATTCAACAGATAATTATTTAAGGATAAGAAGATAAAATCAGTTCCGGCAGAACTTAGGACGGACGGGCTTACCGTCAGCTTCCTGAACTCAGCTGGAGACACGGAGAAATGGGAGTTCGGTGGCGGTTCCTGGGCGATTGGCAGCTTTGAACAGGTCGGAGGTAAGAAAATTATCGAGTTGTCAGATAAAGCTGACAATCTGGAAAGTCAAAAGCTGAATAAATCTGAATCCCCACAAAAAGACACGGAAGAAGACGGTGCTTTCTTTACCGATGAACTTGGTAATGTTTTCATGCAATACCTTAAAGATGAAGGTTTTGATGTGGCAAAAATATCAAAGTCATTTTTAGCGAAAATTTCCAGTGTGATTTCCGCTGTGGTAGACACGGAAGAAGACGGCGCTTTCTTGTGCAATGAAAAGGGAGAAGTTTTTGCAAGATTTGTCAATGGAAAATTTGAATCTATTGGATTATCAGGTGGTGGTAGCAGCAATGTTGAAAATTTAGAGGATGTAAAAAATGTAGTTGGTGGGTCTGCTGGTCAGTTTTTGCAAAAACAAGCTGATGGGAAATGGGCTGGTGCAAATGTAAGTTTTCCTCAACAATCACTAAATGGTCTCACAGATGTTAATATTAATCCCGTAGAAGGTAGTATTCTTCAATATAAAAATGGGAAATGGGTTAATGCTGAAATATCTACAGAAGGATTAGTAACTACTGATTCAAGAGCGAATCATCCATGCTATGGAAAGCACTTTTTTTCACTTGGCGATAGCCATACTGAGGGAATACAGCATGGATTATGGCAAAAATTCTGCAAGATAACAGGCGCAATCTATCATACATTATTAAGGAAAAAAGTAAATGATGAATATCATTTTTTCAGCGCTACAACATCTTCAGATTCTTATACGGAACTAATTGATGAAGAAGATACAGGTGTGGTTGTAAATTGTGACCAGTTTAATTGGGCTAATTATGTTCATGCAGCATACACTTATGCACAAAAAAAGGGATTTAATATAGATTATATTTTTGTTGAAAATTGTCATTTTACAAAATGGAACTTTTATGAAGAAGATGGAACTTTGATTGAAAACGTTCCTATTGTTTTATTGAATCCAACAAAAACATATTCTAAAATTTTTAAGGATGCTATGGAAGTTATGAATTTTATGTCAAAAGATGAAAACGTATCTTCTGTAGTTGATGAGTTGGGCTTCGATTCAATAGATTCTTCTTTTAATTTAAGATATGGTTCTGTAAGTCAAGAGTTAGTGTTTAAACTTAAAGATTCTACCTTTTTAAACATGAATGCTACTGCAAAAATTTACTTTGGAGATAATAATCCTATTTCAACAGAATTAAAAAAAGGAATGAGTTTAACGGAATGTGTAGATGCTATAAACCAATGGTCCTTTCAAGAGTTTTCGGAATGGGAAAACAGTAATAAAGGAACTACAGGTAATTCAACCATATTGTTAAATTACAACTATTCTTCAAATGAAGAAATGAATATTGCAAGGTTGGAAATAGACGAAGGGTGTAATCTTGAGATGGAAGAACCAGAAATATCCTCTAATTTAAGAGATTGGATACACGAATATGGACTAAAGTCAACAGAGGGTCTAAGGAAGCAATCAAGCTGGTTACGAAGCGGTGGATACGTTAATTGGAATAAACCAAATGCTATGCTAGGTGCTATGCAGTATATTGGGAAATATAGTCCAAAAACAAAATTTGTCTTTTTGGGAATATGGAATAACAGCATGAGTGAAAAATACATATACCCTGACGGTTCTGTCAATCCTTATGATTTATTCAAAAGCGATTCTTATAAGAGCGGTCAGATATCTAAAGAGTCTATAAAAAATATTGCCGAAATATTTGGATGGCAATATATAGACGTTGATAAGCTTTCAGGAATTACCCCATTTAATGTTACACCAACGTTTAATTCATACAACAATGTACACATGGAAGATGCAGGATATACTCGTTCTGCTGAAATAATAGCTAGATATGTAAAATAAATAAATAAAATTATGGGTAAAGCTTTAATTTTTAGTGGACTTCAGGTTAAAGAACCACTTCAGAAGGTTACATTATTACAATCCGGTTTAATTACTCCAACTTTATCAATTTCTTCAAATAATGAAGAGACTGATACCACTTTTTCTTTCACTATATCAGCAGAAAATGCAACTAAAGTATCTTATATAGTAAAAGAATATTCTGAAGGTGCTCCTTCTGATATATTTTCAGAAGGTGAAAGTATTACAATATCAGAACTGCCTAAAAAAATTACAGTGTCAGAAAAAACTCCTGAAACAAAGTATATCATATATGCAGGAGCTATTAGTTCTGATAATGTTAAAGTTGAAAAGAATATTTCTATTACAACAAAAGAGAAAGTGCTAGTTACTGCAGATGATTATGTAGAAGAATATAAAAAACTTGCTACATCAATATCTTCTGAACAGGAAAATGCTTTAAAAGCATTTATTGGAAGTTTAATATCAGATGGGTTATGGAGTAAAGTCTTACATTTATATCCTCTTTTAGGAGGAATAAATCAATACAAGTATGATGTTAAAGATGTCAGAAATCAAAAGGAATGGAATACTCCTGAAAATGGCACATCATGGGATTCTGTAAGAAATGCAATATATACAAATATACCTGGAAAGTCATTGGGAAAACCACTTGAGCTTACAGATGTAGATGAAGGAAATTATTCGCTATTTATAAGTTATAAGGTTCACAATAAAAATAATACTCCTGAATGGATCTTTATGAAAGATTACCAAAGAGGGAATATTAGAAATGATTCGTTTTCAGTTCCCATTTGTAGTTCAAATGGTGGTTGGATGTGTCCTTATGTTCAAGACATAATAAGTCCTGCTCAGAAAAATATCAACAACTACAAGATTAAGAAAAATACTTATAATATTTATTCTTGTACCCTAGATGGAACTAATTGCTCTTTATATGTTAAGACTGGCTCTAATGGAGTAGAATTAGTTGATACAGTTTCTTATGCCAAAACCAACAATCGTATATTTAGTATGGCATTGGCGGGATATTATAGTCAAGAGATGGAAGCTCCAGCACAACAGGTTGCTAACGGATGTTTCGGCGTTATTTTAATAACAAACTCATCTCTGATAAAAGATGATGTCTCTAAGATAATGGGACATGTAAGAACATTTGACGTTGCTGTTGGAAGAGATTCAGACTTTGTAGTATAACCCTGTAACTTTAAATAAACCCCGCTACCTGTTTTGTCTGGTAGCGGGGTTGTACTATTATATAAACTTACCGAGTTATTCTACAAATTGTAAGATGCACCTACCCCAAGCATTATATCCTTCAGTTTTACAATGAGAATTGTACCAATCATAATAATCAGTTCTTTTTCCGTCAGGTAGAACATAAGCATTTTCAGGTGTTATCTCACTGTTAGCATATACATTAATGTATTGAATGTCTCCAAAATACTCAGCAACTTTCTTAGTTTGACTTCTTGCTATTCTACCGTTTTTTTGAGTTGAAGAATTAAGTATTGCTCTGTAGTCAATAGTGCCATCTGCTCTTTTTGCTCCATCATTGGTGATATTTCCATTATCATCATACTCTGCTACAGCATCTTGACTTCTGTAAGCAGGAAGACCTAAAAATACTATTTTGCATGATGGCAACTGTTCTTTAAGATATTTGATTGCTCCAATAAGTAGATTTGGGGTAGTCCAATTAAGCCCTCCTCCAGCAGTTTTCCAATTAGAAGCCGTATTAAGACCACTTATATCAGCACCATAGTACATATATACAATATTTGTAAGAACGGATTCTACTGTAGGTTCTTCTATCAACTGAAGATTGCACCCTTCAGGGACTTCTAACTGAGCAATAGCCCAACCTGACGTTAAACTTCCAGTATAAGTAAGCGTAATTTCTGTATAACCATGTTCTCCTTTGTGTTCGTTCTTCCAATCAACATCCTCTGCATACTCATAATCATTAAGGTCAAAAACGCATTCTTCAAGTGTCATGCCTTCAGTTAAAGTTCTTGTAAATTTTACTCCATCAACTATTACAGAAACTTCTCCTGTCATGTTAAGTGTTTCACCTTCTGAAAATCCAAATTTCAAAATTTGTGATGCTGAACTTAAATACTGCAAGGTAAAACCAGCCTGTTCACTGTTTATGCCCAAAGTAGAAACAATATCTGCAATTTCGTTCTTTACCTTATCAAGAGCATCTTGTCTTGTTGCAAAAACTTGCGGATATACCCCCTGCTTAGTTGTAATTTGTATTGGCTTTATGTCATCATTTATTTCACCCCATTCTGTCAGATGGGTATCCTCAAAGATAAGATAATCCATAGTTACGCCACTATTCAGCGCCGTCAAAACTATATCCATGTAGTTATTCTGACCGATGGTTTGTTCGTGCGCTTTTTCATTATCGTCAAAAGAATAATAAGTAGTTCCATCTATCGCTTTTGACTGTATAGTATGATATGTTGCACCAGCTTGTTCCGCAATATATTTTTGAAATTGACCTACTCCTGTATGACTATCACCTATAGAAAAGAAATGTTTCCCCTTTAGTGGGTTTACAGTAGTTGATATTGTTGCCCATCTTTTATCAAAATCATTTTCTTCGTCAGATGTTACTACAACAACATCATCCTTATTAATCTTTTCAGCAAGAGCGTCAGGTAAAGATTTCCCATTTACCTCAATTTTTGTTTCATCTATTACAAGATTCTCAGTTTTAGGTATTACATAAGTATATATATTTATTTGAGCATTAAATTCTGATTCTCCTGAAGCTGATATGGTATTTGCGAATCTTGCAAACATAGCATTTTCAGGCCTATACAAAGGTTTAATTTTTGAAAACATTCCTCCTGATATATAGCTGTGTGCAATATCATAAAATATGTATTGTATATTACCTTCTTCTTCAGTTGTTATCTGCCCAGTTGTATCTGACAAATCAATCTCATCAGTAAACCATCTAGTATTTATAGATGTATTATCTGCATCTTCTATCACTTGTCCTGTAGCTGTGTAAAAGAATCCTTTTTTCCATTGACTTTTATCAGGTGCAATGTTAGTTAATACAGGGTCTGCCGTTTGCTGTTTGAAATTAGATGCTAATTTATCAACAGTATCTTGAGTATTACCTATATTTTCCTCTACAGTCTCATCTATGTACTCTTTTATAGGTCTTTCATTAACCTTTAATTTATCAGCATCAACAACCCAAACTTCTTCAGTTTTTTGCACAAATACAGAATAAATATTTATCAGAGAATTATCTTTTATCTCACCTTGACCTATTGCATATCTAAAATATTTAGCCGTTTCTGGCTTAGAAATGGGAACATTAACATTAAATTGTTCTGAACCACTTATATAGGATTGATTCGCATCATAAAAAGCATGTCTCAAATTTCCAGCTGAATCAGTTGTTATCTCATTAGATGAAATATTATCTAATGAAATCAATGGTGAAAACCACAATGCATTAACAGAATTTGTATCTGCATCTTCTATTATTGTCCCGTTATTAGAATAAAAAAATCCTCTTTTAAATTCTGCTTTATATGTAGTAATATTTACAGCATGAGTTACAGTTTCTTTCTTTAACCCATATCTTGTATTTTCAATTTCGGTATCTAACTCAGTAAGTTTCCCAGCTCCCACTTGCGAAAACCCACCAATCGCCCAGGAACCGCCACCGAACTCCCATTTCTCCGTGTCTCCAGCTGAATTCAGGAAGCTGATGGTAAGCCCATCCGTCCTAAGTTCTGCCGGAACTTTGCCGATTGCGCTGGCCAGGTCATACTTGTTGCTCCCGCTTGTACCTCCAGTGGGGAAGAAAGCTGACACGTTGAACTCGGTCGTTCCTAATTTCATGCTTTCAACAATATCCTCCAGCATTCCACCAACACGTTCCGTATTGTTTGCACCGTCCTCAACTTCATTTTTGATTACAAGAGCCTGCTGCTTTAAAGATTCAAAATCCTTTGCCATATCCTAATCTCCTAAAATTCTAAATACAGTTCTGTTTGCTTTAATTTTTCCGCTTCCCTTGTAAAGCGGATAATCAGCCTTTTTCTCTTCAAGAAACCTTACACACTCCTTCAGGTATCTATCAGCGATAGAAAACGCATCGTTATAGGCCATAACCTTTTCCTTGATGTCAGGACGGCTGCTGTATTCATCCTCCTTATGAACAAATCCGTATCTTGTCACATTTCCGTCACCGTTCTTCACGATCCGTGCATAGGTATAATATGCCAACGCCGTCTTAATACCCATGAATATCTTTTTCTCTCCACACTTGTCCTCATACGTACCTCCATCAAGAAGAAGCTCATATTTCTCAGGATTCTCCTTTACATCAAGATACAAGGCATCACCAAGAGCAGCCTTTATATCAATACTCTCCGATTCACGTATATACGTCTCTATCTTATCTTCATCTACATGTACGGACATGCTACGTGACAAATCTGCGACCTCATGCGTTGTTATCAGATACTGCTGCATTTCTTATATACTTTAATGGTTGTACACTAAAATCCATTGACGGGTTTGCCACCTCATACCAGTTGCGGAAAATACGGTCAAACGTGCGCTCTATTAAACGCTGTTGCTTGCTGACAATAGAATTATAATATTCAAAGGCATCTTCCAAAATATCGCCGGAAAAGCCCACTTTCCCAATACGAATACAATACCACGGCTCCTGACCATAGGCGGAATAAATGCGCTCCACCACACTTGCATCCGTAACGGTAAACTCCTTATCATAATTCTGTGTAGTGAACGGGATAAATTCAGGCTTTTCTTCATCATTTTCAAGCGTTACCTCTATAAGTTTCAAGGAATTTGTATCCCCCTGAAGCTTGACAAGGCTATCAGAAAATCCGTCATCCTCCGGAATCTTTATTTCATTACCTTTTTCATCGTATCTGACAATATCCGAGCCTTTTTTAGTGACAACCATACCGGACGGAAGGAAATTATTGCGCACATTCCTGAATTTCACGTTGGAAAGCCCTTCATCCGTGCTCATCTCGGTAATGACACGGTCAGATTTACCTACTGGGTAAGTCTGTTTTCCAGCCATGGATACCCATAGAACCTGCCCCTTGTAGTATTCTATCCCGCCAGCAGCTTCAATCTGTGCCAGAACAACAGATTTCAACGGATTGAACACATCAATGTAGTCGATATTCTCTTTTGCTACACGTATCTTCTTCCCTTTCCTGGTTTTCGTACCGCTCCAGTCAGGATGCACGGCAATCTTAGCCACATATCCGTTATCATCCTCTTCCACCAGACGGCAGTTTTCAAATGGGACATGCTGAATTTCCACAATCTGGCCCAAAATGTTGTAATTTACATGAATGGCAATCCCATTGAAGTCAGCCATATCCCGGCAAACAAGAGAATGTATATCATCAGCCGTATCTCCCTTTCGGTTTACCACATACTCCGAAAAAGAAACCTCACGGAATCCGTTACCTTCAATGAAATCCGCGAAACGGTCAGCACATTCACTTCCGGTAGAACTCGCTGCAATGATATTTCTTACCGTCTGCGGATAGAGGTTGTCATCCCCGTAAGACTGTATCCCAAGCTGCTGCAAATAGCGTATATCTACCCTTACACTGCTCTTCTTTCTAAGTTCCTTTACTTTCATAATTCCGTGAGGTTTTAATTTATTCAGCGCCTTCTACCGCTTCTCCTTCTTCATCAGTCTGCCCATCAGTAGATTCATGATTATCCCCATTCTCACTGCCTTCTTCACTTCCTTCAGGATTCTCCTGCATTGCAGCAAAGACTTCCAGAGCCTTGTTCACGTGAGCCGTCAGAGATTTTTTTGTAATTGTCTTTCCGGAGATTTTATAACCTTTGAACTCTTCCTGGATGGACTTGCTTGTCACACCGTCCTTCATAGATTCAACCATAAGAGAGACAAGCTCGTCATCAATCACCACATTTACGTCCTTTCTGGACTTTACACGTTCTTCCCAGTCGTCAGGTTTCTTCGAGAAATACTTAATGTTGTCCGGATATTTCGCCAGGTACTTTTCCGCCACTTCGTTAGTAAGGTTGGCATTCGTGTACATTTCCGCGCTTCCAAATCCCATCTGCAGGAGAACGCCATTCTTCAAACCGTATTCTGATTTTTCTTTCATCTTTCCGTTCTTGTTAAGGTAAACACTCATCTCAATAACAGCATCCCGATAGCAATCGCTACAGGATGTGCGTACAAACTTCTTGTCAAGTACAAGGGCATACAGACTTTCAATCTCAGCCTTGTCAGAAGAAGAGAGGGAAGCAATGCTTCCCAACTCCTTCAACCTATTAACCACATCAATCACTTCCATATCAAACTGCAGCAGAAGTCAATGTATCGATGGCAGCCTTGGTCGTGTCGTAGTCCGTTTTGTAAAGGAACAAAGCCGACTTTGGCACCTTTGTTTCCTGCAAGGACACGGACCAGCCACCATCTATTTCCTCAGAATACTTGTCGTTGCTGATTTCAGCAGCTTTCAATCCCTGGTAGTATCCGTAAATCTGGAATGCGGAGTCACCCGGATTCTCTTCCTTCTGCAAGTTCTTCGCCTTGTTCTCAAGTATTACCACATATTCACCGTTCGCCAGCCCGTCAATGATGTCCGCACACACGTCCGGGTCATTGGCCAGAATCACCATATTCACCGTATTGGTAAACGTATTCTTATATGTACCTACAGCAAGGGCCGTATTCGTCCCGGTATACGGAGTGCTTCCAGGAACGACAACCTTATAGGCTTTCTTACTGTCTTTCAGCGCAAGCGTTTCAATCACATTCTTACGGGTTGCATTGAAAGCAACGGTAGCGAAATCCACGTCCTTACGGTTCATGATAACGCCTTCCTGCTCTACTCCAGGAACGAGAGGGTCATCGCAGCTCACCGCGATGTCCCGTTTAATAGCATAGTCACAAATTCCTGACATAATTCCTCCTTTCGTCAATAAGCCAACTGGAACAGATTGTCTTCTCCAATAAGGCATCCCAACTTACCTGTAGAATACAGATAATTCACGCGAGATTTACGGTCAAACCAGATGTCAAGGTCTGAAATGATGTCATTTGCCGGAGTACCGACAAACAACTGCTTCGGTGAGCCAAATACTGCACGGTGAGGGAGATTAAGTTTTGTTCCATTGTTCTGGTATTTCTGAATGAATCTGTCCCAAATGGATACACGGTAAACCAATACTCCGTTGTACTCAGTCACATCAAGACCTTTGAAAATCTGTTCCCATTCAAGGATTTCCTTGTATTCACGCTTCAGGTCCTTTGCAAGCGCATCGCAAAGTGATTTCGTACAGAAGATTCCGGCTCCATCCATTGAAGCGATACGTGAATCCGCATTTTCAAGCAAACTGTCAAAAATTCCAATGGCAACTCCTGATTCTTTCAGCTTACTGAACTGCAATGAGGTAGATGTTTCATCATTAGCTGCAATAGCCGTCTTCTGAGCTGCGTTGGCGGTACATACAGCAAACAACTGTTTCCAGAAACCGTCTGTCGTCTTGAACAGTTCCACATTGACACCATCAGTAATCTGTCCGGAAGAGGTAGCGTTCTGGGCCTCCGTATCGCCAAACCATACAAATCGCCACATCATACGCTTAATGGCCAAATCCAGAGCCGGATATACGATGTCATCCATATATTCAGTAGATGACAAGTCTGCGATTTCTGTTCCAGTTTTCAGGCAGTATTCAGCGATTGTATTCTGCAACTCTTCGTAACACCACTCCAAAGGAATCTGCCAATCACCAATTTTCCACTCCTTCTCCGCGAAGTTGATGTTTGCCTTCTTGTATTCAGGGTTACAACCGGATCCTGCCCAACCGATGTCATCCATTTCTCCTACCCATCCCAGTTTATCACCGTTATGTACATTCTGCCGAAGAGTGAAGAACCGTTCCAGTTCCTCATCAACGAAGTTGGTCATGACAAGCAAGTCTCTCAAACTCTGAACCGCTCCATTCCCGGGAGTAAGATTTGAGAGCTGCTCCCAAGTAATTCTTTCTTTTGCCATAATTCTTACTTATTAAATTTCTGTTTGTTTTTTTCTCTGATTTCAGCAAGCTTCTTCTCAATCTTGCTTACAGGCTTCACTTCCTGTCTCTTCCCATAAGTAGTCGTTCGTCCTGCAGGAGTGTACTTGCTTGCAGCCGCTCTGGTCAGCTTGTCAATACCTCCAGCCTTTTCCACCGCACCAAGAATCTTGATTTCGTCCTCCGTCTTGGCATTAGATTTCAGTTCAGCCACCTCAGACTCCAGTTCATCGATGCGTGCTCTCAATGCCTCCACATCCTCATCTCCGCTTTCCGGATCACGGATTTCCGTAATCACACCTTCCTGGACGACTACTGTCCGTCCGTCTTCCAGAACAAACTCACCATCAGGAGAAGCCGGGTCCCCGACCTGAATCTCTCCCTCCTCGCGTTCCACATTCAATTCTTCCCCGGTAGAGGTAGTAATGACCATAGCCACTGCCGGAACATCTTCAATTTTTGCATAACCGCATTTCTTCAGCAAGCGGCCAAGCAAGGATGATTCAACTTTCACTTCCTTTTTCGCCATAATATTTGTTTTAGGATTAATAATGTTTTCTTCCTTTTTCGCGGAAATAGCCGGGACTATAGAAGAGATGAATCCGAGTTCCATCGCCTTCTCTGGGCCGAACCAGCTATCTGTTGCCATCTGCGCCTCCAGCACATCACTACTTTGCCCGGTACGTTCCACGTACAAATCCAGCATCTTCTGTTTCTCAGCCCTGAGGTCTGCTGCAATGGATTCCAGCCTTTCAGGAGTGACCTTACCCTTCAATAAAACTCCATCACCGTACGGGTCATGTATGCAGAGAGACGAATGTGCGTATGCCGTTCGTCTTTCCAGCGGCGCCGCAAGCAGAATCACCGTGGCCATGCTTGCACACGTTCCTACGACCTTACAGGAAATCTCCTTTCCGGAAGCACGCAGGGCATCATAGATTGCATAGCCTTCTACACAGTCACCGCCGCAAGAATGGATTTCGACCTCGATACGGTTATCGTCCCGATCCATCCAGTCCATGAAATTTTGTATGTCGGTGAAGGAGATGCTATCTTCTCCGGAAAGCCAATACTTCGCCTTGTCCGAGTCAGGAGCAATGTCTTTGTTGATAAATAATTTCGCCATATCTCGTAATTGTTTGAAACAAAGGTAGTGAACGCGATATGGCTATAAGAATTTTTGAAAGGAATAGCACTGACACGCCTTGTCAGTCGATTTTTCAAACAAAAAGAGGTGAGCCGCTGCCCACCTCAAACAATTACATATCCACTTCCGTGGAAAACTTCTTTACAACCCTGTATATCGTCCTCTCATCCACGCTGTATTCGTCCGAAAGGTACTGCAATACGTAGGTCTTTTTATGCCCTTCTTTCATCAGACGGTTGTATTCCTTGTAAAGTTCAAGGTACCTGACGTCCGATGGCTGTACCGGGAGTGACTGCAACTGCTCCATCACTCCCTTATGTGTGTTCAGAAATTCATATACGTTCATACGTTACCAAGATTCTCCAATACTTTTACACGGTTACTCACATTGTTTATCTCTTCAACGGATACGACAGGACGGATAGACTGTACTCCCTTGGCGACTGCTCTGGCCAGCATGTCCTCTCCGAGAGCCTGACTACTTGTCTGCGTTACGTTGATAGGAACGCCCCCTCCCATCTGGTTGAAAGACGAGAGCAGCGGGGCGAACATCGAGGTGGCTCTGGCCGTCATCACCGCCTCTCCGTTACTCAGCTGGGCAGGTATGCTGTCGCTGGTTCCGGTACCTGGGCCGGTGACTAAACCACCTGTTGCAAATTTAGCACTTTTTACCGTTTTTGTGGCTGTTGCAATGTTAGAAAGTATGGTTGCAACCGTAGTTGCTATTGCAGCTAAATTTGCAGGAAATGGAACGGATTGCGCCTGTGCTATTCCTGCAGCCAAAGCCTTTCCCGTATTGATTGCAATTTCAGCAAGAGCCAATGTTTTCGATAGTATGGCAAAAGTCTTATTATTTTCCCCTAATGTTTCAAAGGCAGATGACAAACCTGATGTTATTGTTTCTATTGCCTGAAATTTGACTTGCTCTATCTCAACCTCCTTATCTGCTATGGCCTGCTTTGCGTCAAGATATTCCTGATTGGCTTGCAGCTTACGGTTGAGGAACTCCTGCTCACTCTCCCCTTCTTGCTGCTGTACGCTGTTAAGGAACTCCAGTTTCTGCTCCGCCTGCTCCTGCAGTATCTCCAGCTCACTGGCTCCGGACTGCTGCATCTGCATGATTTCGTTCTCCAGCCTTACCCTTACAACCTCCTGCTGCTTCTCCGAAATCTCCTGCTCACGCTGCGTCACCAGGTCATCCATCTGCTTGCTGTACTTATCCACAATGGCCTGCTTCATCTGCTCGGTCAGTTCCTTGTCGGCCAGCTCAGCAGCTCTCTGCGCATCCAACTGTTGCATCTTCAACTGATACTCCTGCTCGCTGCCTTCCCTTACGGATTCAAGCTGCAAAGAGATGAGCTTGGTGCGGTTGTCTATTTCCTTCTGCAGTTCCTCGTCAGACAGTTTCTGTAGTTCAATAGATTTTTGCTGTTCCAACGCCTTAATCTGGTCATTGATAGCCTGACGGGCCTTTACTGTCAAATTTTCTTCCTGCTTCAAGGAGATTTTAAGGTCTTCTATCTGACGGGAATAAGTAAGTTCTACTTCCTTACGTGCCTGCTCACGCTTATCCTTCACAAGAGCCAGCATCGCATCCTCAGCTGCTCTTATCGCCTCCAGTTCTTTCTGTTTAGCTTCCTTCGCCTTGTCAGCACCTTCCTGACGTATGGAATTCAAAGTATTCTGCTGTTCGGTCTGACGGCCATAGCTGTCTTCCATCAATTCCTGAAGCTCATTGAACTGGTCCCTGAAATTCTTCAAGTCCTCTATCGTACTCTCAGACAATCCCAGCTTACCGATAACTTCATCAGCTGTGACGTCTCCAGCTTTAATCTGCTCCATGAGCTTCCGAACCTCTCCTGTCATCTTAGTAAAACCTAATGTGTTGGCCAATCTGGCTTCCGCAAGCTGTGTCTGCACATTCAGGTCTTTCTTTTCAATCTCCGCAGCTTTCTCAGCAGCTTTAATACGTTCCTGAGTGGAAAGCGTCTGGTCATCTGCCGCCTTTTTCAGTTTCTCTATCTCAGCACGGTTGGCCGCACGTGACATGGAAAGCATGACCTCTTTCTTGTCAATCTCATTCAAAACTTCCGCCAACTTCCAAGCCTGCTTCGTTTCGTCTGCAATCTCCTTGCCTATACCTGAGAATACAGCTTTCGCGTCCTCTCCAGCCTTCTTGAAGTTCCCGGTGAACAAATTTACCAGCGCACTACCTAATTTAGATGCACGGTCTATAATCACATTGATAGTCGCTCCCAAAGCTCCCATTATCTTGTTAGCTGTCTCAACGCCTTTCTGTGTTTTCGTGAACCATGCCACAAGCGAACCAAGAGCAACAACCAGTGCACCTATGCCAGTAGATACCAAGGCAACCTTCAACAGTTTCAGAACCTTTGTAAGTCCAGAAGTTCCTGCCGAAACGGCAACCATTTCTCCCTTTACTCCTGAAAAATAGTCTTTCAGTCCTCCGAGGGCAGTCACCATCTGATTAATCTGCTCGACAAAGGGAATATTCGCATTTGCGGCCTCGATAATCGCATTCTTATAATTTCCAACATTACGATAATAACGCTGCGTTTCTTCCTCAGCCCCTTTCAACGCATCTGTAACCTCATTTATCTTATTTTTCAGCTCCTCCCCTTTTGCACCCTTCCTTTCAGCTTCCGACATAGCATCATACTCAGATGTAAGATTAGACAGTTCAGCTCTCAGAGACCTCAAACTACCTTCCTGCTCCTTTTCCTGCTTGATCTGGTTCTGCATCGTCTTAGTAATAATCCGTATCGAATCATTACAGTCTGCAATATAGGCTTTCGATGCAGCCATTTCTTCATTGTACTGCTGACGGGATATTTCCCCATCCTTCAGTTGCTTTTTCAGGTTCTTTTCTGCATCCCTAGCCGTATCAATCTTCGTCTGATATTCGGCTATTGCCTTAATTGCTTCATTATAATTCACCTTGATGTCAAGGACTTTTTCCACTTTATCCGCCATAACACTAAATCTTTAACAATTCAACTTCGCTTATATTATTCTCCTTCGTTTTTACATTTACAATCGCAAAATATGAGCCGTATTTTCGAATGTAAACAGGTTTTAGCAAATCAAGTACGGCTAATTCCGGAGCTGACAAAAGAACTTGTTCTTTTACAACCTTAGGCTGTCTGACCACCTCCTGATACGATGCATAATGCTGCTGTATCAATTCTTCCCATCTTAACGGATAGAAAACACATGAACGAGTTTCAGAATCATATAAGACTATTCTTGGATTCACCCCGCTATCATATTCCAACTCTCCATCATCATTATACGAATACAGAGGAATACTTGCTACATCTCCCAATGCATCACAAGCAGAAAAAGGAAGCGAAACAGCATCTCTTTCATAGACTAGTGCCCTATTCTCGACAACAATAAACGAATCATAGTTCCCAGTAACATCATCATCTTCCTTATAGCGGAACCAGTTCTTCTGTGTAAAATCATTCAACTGATAACTGATATTTCGTGCCACATCACCATAATCGTTAAGCAGAATACGACTAGACCAATCTACTGCATTACTTTTATTTTCTATCACTGAATCAAATGACACAAAATGTATATCATTATTCTCACCTGGAACCGCAAAAACCCCAAGCATGTAAGCTATAGACTTAATAAAGTCTATCAATTTTATTGAAGGTAAATTGGGTATTGTAAAATACTTATTGTACTCTCCTATATCAGCTCCAACCTCAGACACTTTTGCTTCAAGAGTTATAAACCCAGAAACCATTCTGACACTATCATCACCTGATTTAGAAACTGTCGTACTTATGTAAATTGTCTTATCATACGGGTCTAACGACAAATCCTTCTTGAAATGACACTCATAATTATCATTCCCTTTATCAAAAACTTCATACGCATTCACCTGGTCTAATATTTCTCCAGTATCAGCATCTACGATATCCAAATATCCTCCATTCTTATATGCACTTCCAACATAAACCAAGCTACAATCTATCGAATAGTTTAGCTGCAAGTTTTTAAAATTTGGCTTAAATGCAGATATGAATGAACCATCATTATAATATTCAATATAATACGATTGTACAAGACCGTAAAACATCAATTGATAATATCGCAAAGCTCCATCCGTTTTGTTCAACCCACTCAAAGTCAATGTAACACGATTTGCATCCACATGCTTCTGGGCATCTTCTTTTTTTAATAATGGAATTTTCAGACTTTGAAGAATATCCAGTTTATCAGACGGAAACAAGAGGTTCACATTAAACTGGCTCTGTATCTTATCCAAAATCCATTTAGCAGAAACAACCGGATGGTAAGTTACGTGTTTCTCTGTGGTTCTGAACCCATAGTTAATTATAGGTACATCTTCGTCCGGAGATATGTCATATCTCCAAAAAATATAATCATCTACTCCATAATCCAAACCATCAAGGTTTCCTTCAAACTCAATAATCTTCGAAAAACCAGTTGCATTCCCCCATGAAAGAGCAATTTCTATCGTATCACTGACAGACATCAATACTACATTGGCACCATCAACAATCTGTACACCGTCACGCAACAACGTACCTACATGAGGAAGATACGGAAAGCTACTTACCGCACTAGGCATATGAGCACATTCTATCAGCCGGAGATTATTCTTTGTCTTCGGCAACTTAACTGTATAGCTAAAATTACTTACAATCTTGCTAATATCTGTCAGGATATTGCTACGGTATTCTAGAGAAACACCGGATTCACCCATATCCACCTTTGCACCATCAATATATAACTCATCCCTCATAAGCTCTGTGAAATTGTTTCTGGAAATTCTATCTCAATCTCAAAATCCTGCAACGCCTGCATGGTTCCAGTAACACTCTTCGTGGAAATATTGACCGGAACCCAGTTACCATCCATGTACATATCCACCAATGGAGACGAAAGAATGGTGAGCAGCATCTTGAAGGTTTTCTGGTCCACAAGGGTAGCACACGCCTTTTTCGTCATCTGCATGGACTTCCCATTGTATCTGAAAACCCCGTTATAACCATACTTCTCATCGGAGAAGGAGTAATACATCTTGTCACCAGCTTCCGCTTCGCTGCCTGATTCCCCCTCCTGGAACAGCCAGTACTGGTAAAACCCATGCCGGTCAATCCAACGAAGATATACACCGCACTCCGAATCATCCACGACAAGTCGGTTAATGATTACGCCATCACCAACCGGACGGAACGTATTGTCGAATGTATAATCGAATGTGCTTTCCGGTATCTCTTCATCAAGACGTATAACCCCAAAGTTCGTTGCGCTTCCGAACAATGAAGAGGGATTCAGATGCACAAGACCGCTGCCAGCACTAAGAGCCTGGTATTTGTTCCGGTCATACCTTTTCCTCATGGTTGCTCCGGAAGCTATGTACATGGACAACGTAAACGGGAAGTTCTTGAACCATGTAACCGTACGTGACTGGTTGAAGACTTCTCCTATATTCATGGCTCCCCATATCACCGTGGTCGTAAAGGAGAACGTATCTTCCGATGTCTGAACCTGTACAGTTATCTCCTTAGAAAGTATCAAATCCATGCCACCCGGGCTAAAGAACACCTGGGCATACATGGATACATCCATCTCCACACTTCCATCATACGGAGTTCTCTTGTCGGTAAACGACAGTCCTCCATCCGATATGGTACATGTGACAGCATTGTTTGTCTGAACCCTAACCAGCATCGGGTTAAAGCAGAAAGATACATCATCAGGATACGTGATGCTCTTATTCGTTTCAAATACTCCCGTCCTCATTGAAATTTAGATTTATATGTTCCACTTCACTCCCGAACAGAATACCGATGCCATCCGATACCCTCTCCACCGTATCCTTCACTTCGGGAGAATAAATTTTAAT